GTCCACTTCGCAAGCCTGCCCGCTGTGGGTGTGCCGTCTACAATAATCGAGTTGGTGTTAGCAATGCCGAAAGTGAGTGCTGCTTGCTTTGCGTTGAACGTGTCCCAATTAGCGCCAGTGAGCGCACCCGTTACGCCCGATGAAGCCACGCCAAGAGATAGAGCCTGCCCTAAAAGTGACAGGCCGTTAGCAGTCCCAATCGTCACATCCCCGCTGTTTGTGCCTGAAAGATTACCTAAGTTGGTTATATCGCCTGCATCAATGTTGGCGGCTTGTGATGCAAGATAAACGGGATCGCTCTCTGCGGTAAGGAAATCCCCCGCCTTGCTCCCGCTGTCTTTTATCAGCTTCCCGGTGGTCGTGTCGAAGGCGGCGAAGTTAGAATCAACCGCAGACGCGGGACCAACTACATCACCTGTTCCAGCGTTTTCAATATCCGCTTTGAGTACCGTGATTGCTACCTGCTGATTAATCCCATCCAGGTCAAGCGCGGCGTTTGAGTTCGTAGAATTGACAACATTCCTTGTCAGTGTCTTGGTTGCAGTCGTATAAACGCCCGTACCGACTTCGCTGTCATCTGGCGTTTGAATTGAATAACTAACCGTATCCCCGTTTTGTACCCCGGCCTCATCGAATGTCAAATATCCAGAAATAGCAACACCCAGGACAATACTACCTGTCCCGGTGCTTGTGGTTGACATCCTAGCGAGGTTATACAGGGTCATTATCTATTCTCAACCCTTATGTTTATTGTGCGCTCATCTGTGCGGCTTGCGCTTGTCACGATCTTACAGGCTACCGCATAGGTAGTGCCAGCGGTTCCACTAGATAACCAGACGGTCACGCTCGTGTTTGTATCTGTGATTGATGAACTGTCTACCGTGATACCTGTCGCGGCGGTAATCGTTTTTGTGCTTATCGTTTCTCCGCTTGCCAGCCAGTCAGACGTGCCGCCCGATGTTGAATTAGTCAGTGGCGCCCAATCGAATACGAAATCCAATACGGCGTGCGGGTCTTTGATGAATGTGTTAGAAGTTGTCATGTTTCACCTATTCTATGCCTACGATCTTCATTTGGTATTGCTTCTTTCCTGTTGTCTGTCAAAATTGCGTATTGCCTGTCATCCATTGTAATTGCCAGCCGTAACGCCCGGATGACTGCATGACGGCGGTCATCGTTGTTTATTGCATAGCGGGGCGGGGTAAGTACCGCATAGCGCCTGTCCTGAGCATTGATAGCAAAGGCCAGCCGCAACCCGATTGAAAGACGTCTATCATCTTGTGTGATTGCATAGCGTAAGACTGCGCCGATTGCATAACGCCTGTCTTGCGCGTTGATTGCAAGCCGCCGGATGTCTGGGGTAATACCGAGCAGCTTGCGAAACTGACCAAGAGCGAAACGGCCAAGTGCATCGAATAACATTTCATCCTAACTTTAATATCAGCGTTTCAAACGTGCCGCCTTGTATGCTGCCCGTTCCGTTGACTTTTTCAAGGTTGCTGTATATGTGCGTGCCTGCGGTGATCTGCCTGAAGATACACATAGCGCCTTCGTTGTCTGCGTTGCCATCGTCAATATAATCTCCATAGTCCGAGATAAACGAACCGCCCCGACTTGCAGCCGTGAACCACGATATATTGAAATCTCCACTTCCAGCACTAGCGGCCCATGCGCCCGCGCGGGCAATAATGGCATAATAACCTGTCACATAAATAGCGATATAGTTCGTTGTGATAGTGCCAATCGCGCCACTTGACGCAGTAACCGGGACTACCCAGGTCTGATCTGTATTCCCAACGCCCGCCCGGTTTGCCGCTATACCGGCAACCATCATATAGCGCATGGTTGAGTAAGATGTTGGGATTGTGGGTGTGTATGGGATTGAAGAAGTAGACGAACCACTTCCCGAAATCCCGCCAACCGTATTTATAATATATTTTGCAAGTCGTATTTGTTCAAACGCGCCTGCGGGCGTGTATGTTGTTTTATCTGCTATCGCGTCATACTCAGCACGCTCAATAAAGAATGGCGGGAAGTCTGAAAATTCCTTTAGCCGCGCCCAGACTGCAACCCTACAATTTTCGTCCGGCTCCAATACGCCCCGGTTATTTTCTAATCTCCCGTCGCTTCTCATTACATATTGCACCACATCTAACGGCGGCTCGGCGGGGCGTTCGTAAACTCTCAAATACCTGTCAGGATCAACGTAGGCCAATAACGGGCGGACGTTGCTTGTCCCAGCGTTCAATAATTGATTGATGCTGGTCAACGCGCTTGAATTTCCTTCCCTGTATTCGTTGCTGGTAATGCCTGCGGTATCTTTCACCAATGTGCCTTGTAAGAATTGCCCTGCTGCTGTCACGATGTTTGTTATCTGTGTTGTATTCTCTGTGTTTGTCGTGTCTGCATCCGCGTAGTATTTCCAGCCAAGCGTACCGTACCAGCCGTAACACTCAACGGCTACCTCCTGGCTACCGCCTGAAAGGTCAATCTCCATCGGTGGGGCCTGGTGGTCAAGAAGGTACAAATCCCGCCGTTGCTCCCCTTCGGTCTGTGTTGCGTTCGTGTCGTTTATCTTTATCTCTTTTTGCCCGTATTCCGTTACAGATGCGGTATCACTGGCTGCGGCGGTATCTGCTCCTGAATAGGAAACGATTACATAATTGTATAACTCATCTAATCCAATCCCTGCCCGCTGCGTTTCTCCAATCGGGATGTTGACGCGGTTCACAAATCCGTACCAGACCACATTACCGTTTTTGCCTTCTATCTCTACCGGGCATCTGAGCAACTTACGCATATCGAAACGGTCAGACGTCGGCGCAATGCTCAATACCGCTTTACCCGGCCCGCCTATCATTTCTTTAGAATAGCGGGAAACCGTTACCTTCGTGCCTTTCGGTAACGGCAACTTACCTGTAAAGTTGCGGTTATAAAATACAACGTTCATGATAAAATCAATCCATACAAGAAAGGAGTTGAAATGATAGACATAAATTCTATTGTTGGAAAAACCATCAAAAAGGTTACAATCCCAGAAGAATTAGGTAGTATCAAATTTGCATTTGAAGATGATACGGCTATAACCTTCTCGCGTGAGGGTACACTTATTGAAAGTGAGTTAATAGAAATCATACTTTTTCCGTCCTCCGAAAAAAACAATGTAAAATCATAATGCATTCCGTCGTGGCCTGTACCACAGCTTAATCGTCCAGGTCTGGTCAACCTTTGCCAGTCCGTTGAAGTCGCAAGTCAAGAAGTACATCTTTTGCACTACGTTGGGGATGAGCATCATGTCGCCGCCATACTCCGAAAATTCGGGGTGGTTGTCAGCACTTGTATCCGTTCGGTATGCCTTACGCTCCGTTGCGTCATAAGTAAAATACTCTTGATATGCCACCCCAGCCACGCCCCAATCAACCGAAGTAAATCTCTTCCAGCCGTTATCCCCATCAACTGCACCAAACATCAAATAATCAAGTTCAACCGTGTGCGTCCCGGCTTCGTCGCGTAATGCGTAGAGCGTCAGATTGATTGCGGCCTGATCTGCCAGTTCAGCATCACCGAAGCGTTGGGTATCCAGTTCATGCAATTCGCGCAAGTCTGGAATTAATCTTTGTTCTCCAGTCTTTATCACTGAATTAGCAGACTCTTGGTTTATCCGTAGCCATACATCAGCATACGGGAAAGCGGCGTGCCATCTTACTAGAACCTTGAAGCGCCCGCCGTTCATATAATCAAGCTCTGCTCCCGAAATCGCCCAGGTTGCAATCAGCGTTTCGGTGGTTGCGGTCCAGTCAATATCAGCATAAAAATCTCCGCTATCGGTGGCGCTGCCCGTGTCAGTAATACCCGCGCCCGTAGCATCTTCGCCTTCGTAGACGTGCGCTAAACTTGCAGGCGTTGAGTACACATTATTGAATACATAAATTTCATCGGTAGCATCCGCCCCACTCTTGCTGTTGTACATTTGTAACTTGATAGGCGCTGGCAGATCCCCGACAACGTCCGCCGCCTTGATGGATACCCAATTCTCAGCCGTTGCGTCATCTGCATTGGTTATGGTAATGCCTGCCACGTCGTCAGATGCGCTTGCGTTCGTCAATGGGACGGCGGTCAATGCACCTTCCCAAAACGGTTGGCGCGTCCATTCTATCGTTGTCTTTATGCGCGTGTCATACTGCCAGGGGCCAAGCACTTCATTGTCAAAGATAACCCGCCCGTCTGTGATTTGACTTCTCCATGCCGTACCACTACTACCAGGGTCAAAATCAACATACACACGCGGCCCCGTTTCTGTCTTGGCGTAGTTCCGTGCCTGCTCGAATAGCCTGTTGATAAGCTGGATGTTTGCCCGGTTCGTGGCAACTACCGCCGTGAAGTGAACTTCGGCGCTTTCTGTAATATCCTTGCCATCCGGGGACGCCTTCGGCTCGAATTTTATCAACTTCATATCGTCGCCGGTTGAGAAGTTCTTGGTAGTCGTGCCGTCTGTTATTCTCAATACGCTGGTTGTCATTTGGATAACACCTTGCTTATTTCTTGCGCCAAGTAATTAACGCGCTCCTGACTGTCAATACGTTCGATATTAATATTAACTGTCCTGTCACCACCACCCACCCCGGCGGGAATAGACATATTTGAAGGCATAGACGGGACAACGCCTTCGATGGACACCGGCGCTAGTTGCATCTGTTTCTCGAAGCCCACCGTAATACCCAGCGCCATATTCTTACCAATCAAATTCTCCATTAACTTAGAAGGCGATTGAATACCGAAGAAGCCCTTGAAGGCGTCTACCATGCCCCTAGCAAAGCCAACCAATTGATTGATTGCCCATTGCCTGAGCGCAAGCGCCCCGTTGATAATCCCCATAATCATATTCTTGCCAACTTCGCCCCAATTGATACTCCTGAAATAATCTATGACGTTCTTTACAAAGTTGACAAGCGCGGTCTTTATAAAGTCCCAGGCTGCGACTGCAATTGTTTTGATGACTGTCCAGGCACGATCCCAGGCCTCCCGTATCTTTTCTCCGAATGTATAAAAGTCGCCTTGAAATAATGCGCTGAATGCTTCCCAGATTGTCTTGATTTGCGCCCAGACTATTTGGAACATAATCACAAGCCCGCCCCATAGCGCATCCCATATCGGCTTGATCCATGCGACAAAGGCGGCAAACTTCTCTTGTATCCCGCCCCAATTATTCGTCCAGGCTGCATACAATAAAGCGATGACTGCAATCACGGCGGCAATGATAGCGATAAGCGGGAAGGTAAGCACACCTGCGACGGCACCCACTACCGGGATGATTGCCCCGATTGCGCTAATCAATCCGCCTATGATAGTGATAGCGGGACCAATCGCGGCCACAATTCCGGCAACGATCAGGATCGTCTTTTGTTGTGCAGGTGTCAGGGCGTTGAACTTATCAACCAGACTTGAAAGAAGTTGCACAAGTTTTAGCCCGATTGGCAGCAGTTGCGTACCCAGGGCGGCGGCGGCGTCTGTAAATTGCGCTTTCATTATCTTGGTACTATTCGCCAGCCCGTCAGATGTATTCACGAAATCGCCTGCGAATTGGTTGGTCTGTTCCATCACCATCGCAAGCGCGGCCTGCGCTTTTACCGCGTCTGTCAATTCGTCTTTATTGGCGGCCATCCCGTTTGCTAGTGCGTAGGCTTCAATGGCTGCGGCGTTCAACTTGACACCGAACTGCTCAAGCGGGTTGAACTCGCCCTTAAGCCCGGATTGGATAGCATTCAACGCCTGCGAAACGTCTGTATTGAAGATAGACGCCATGTCTGCGGCGCGTTCTGTCAGCACAATGGTCTGGTCTGCTGCTTCAGCCGCATCAAAGCCCACGTTCTTTAGAAACGCCCCCGTGACGGCGCTGATCTGGTTGAACTCAGCTTGTGACAATCCGGCGGTCTCTGCGACTGTTTTACCGTAATCTTCTAGTACGCTCTTGGCATCCCCGAATACAACATTTACGGCGTTGGCGCTTTCTTCTAAGTCTGACGCGGCCTTTATCATTCCAGTACCAGCGGCCACAATCGGGAGCGTCAAGCCTGCGGTAAGGCCAGCCCCGACCTTCATCATGGACGCGCCAACATTCTTGAAACTATCGGAAATACTTTTTGCCCCCGTTTGCGCCTTGCCCACTCCCTTGTCAATGCCAGCTTCTAAATCGGAAGAATCTACTCCCAACTTTACAAGCAAGCTCATCAGTGTATTAGCCATCCGGTAAGTTCCTTTTATCTTCGCCGCCGTGTGCGATTGTCAGGGTTTCCGCAATCTGCAACATCTGGTCAACTGATTGCGCTTTCTTCTCGAACTGCGGCATAAAATCATTCGGCTTATATGCTTTCTGGTTCTTGGCGCGGTTGGCGTTGGCTACGGTTGACGCGGTTATCGCATGGCCTAAGAAGTCAACTTCAGTACCAAAAGGCTCTATTGCATAAAACGCCATCCACTCAACAAATAATTTTGACGATATGCCTTCGAGCATTGCGTCAACGTCTGCAATACCCAGGTGGGCGGCTAATCGGAAGGCAAATCTCCGGTAGGGTTTTCTTGCAGCCCGTCCTTTAGATGCTCGATCTCGTCATCACCTAATCCACTCAACCGTTGGGCTACCTTGAAAATCTTCTGAATGGGCGCGCTTGACTTCTTGCCAAGTTCAACTATATCTTTCTCAGTAAATAACAATTCGCCTTGTTCATCGCAAATCGTCATACTGGCAAGCAATAGCTGTACATCTTCAAGGTTCCTAACCTTGCCATCTGCTCCAACTATCCGTTTTTGCAACTTGGCAAAGTCGGCGGCGGTTGTGCCTTTTACATACACATCACCGCCCCACCATTTGTTTACGTCAACCAACTCAACTACATAGTCGTCTGCTTTCAGGATCTCATCACGTTTTAGCGTTGTCACCTTTATACCGTGCCTTTCTGCGGTTCTTCCACCGCGACGGCGAATTTGCCGTTAGTTTCTGATAATACTAATGTAGAGCCAACCAACTGCTCAATCAATCTCAATTGCATGTCCGACTGATCGCAGCCGCCATCTATAACATAGTGAAGATTGCCGCACGTATCGGCGCTCCGTACTGCGGCCAGGTCATAGCTTGTAAATACAAGCCTGATCTCCACGTTACACCAAAGTAGGCTGCCCGGTCAGTTTCAACGAAGCGGAAGCGGTCAACGCGCCATCCACTGGCATCCCAGGTTCAAACCCGGTAACAAAGGCATTGAAGCTCCAGGTGGTCGTGGCGGTGTCCGAGAATTCCAGCGTCAAAGCGACGGCGGTACGGGAAACCATGTCATAGAGCAATCCGCCAGCCGCGTATTTGTGCGTAGCGTTTGCGGGGTCATAAACCAGGTCAAGCGTAACTTCACCACTCCGTAAGATGGTCGCGACGTGTTCTTCCCAGGCTGCGGTGCTGTCATGACTGGTTACATCTTCAGTGTCCAGGGACAGGCCGGGGCCGGAAATATTTGTCACATTGGCGTAAGCCGTGCCGCCCT